AAGATCGGTATAATCAGAGACAACAAAGTGCCCTGTGGATGTGTCTGCCTGTACTGAAAAGGTCATACCATCCATACCATATCTGTTCTTCATAAAGTGGAATCTACCTGTACCGTTGACCTTGTCTTCTTTTCTCCTTGAGAGGGAAAGAGCGATATCCGTAATCATAATCTTATCATATGAACCGGCAGCCTTGTCTCCTTCGATTATCTTATCTTGAGCTCCCATTCTATTCACCTGAGAAACAGACCAGATGGGAATTTTCAGCTCTCTCGCTAAGCCTTTAGTACCTGTATAAATATCATCGATCTCTCGTTTTCGTTCAGTGGAACTACGGTCAGACTTGAGTAAATCAACATAGTCTATGATTACTAAATCAGGTGTAAACTCGTTATCCTCAACCTTTTGCAAGTGACTTTTTACAGTAGCTAGTGAAGCTTTTCCCATTGCAAAATCTTTAATAATTAATTTTCCCTTAAGCTTAGAGACTTCCTCGATAACTTTCTCTTTATGCTTTAGGACATCTTGTACTGATATGTTTGTAAAGTACGCATCGTAGCGTCTACCTACATAATGCTCGTCCAACTCTAAAGTGTAGTGTACTACATTATAACCTTGTTGAACTGCGTAAGCTCCAATAGCTACTAAACTCCAAGATTTCCCTCCTCCAGGATTTCCAAAGATAAGACCAAAGTCTCCTGATCCTAATCCTCCCTGAATGTGCTCATTGATCTTATCCCAAGGTGTCGGTATTTCGTTTCTAATGTCTTCAACAAATCTATCCTCAATATCTTTGTCATATTCGTGACCTACATTTCTATCTCCTCCAATTTTTTTGACGATTTCAAGATCTTGGATTAGTGCCTCTACATCCTCTCCGTTGTTCAGTCTATTGGCATGATCCATTATGGTCTGTTTCCCTTTTTTTACTTTGAGAAAATTTACCAATACATCTTTGTAGTATTCTATGTCTGCTTCTTTAATTTGACAGATCTGTTTTATTTCAGCTGCAAAGTCTGCCTCCTGATCAAGATGGTTGTCCTTAAGTGCAACTATAACTGCCTGTACTGGGATGCAATTGTCGTACTTATTGTAATGCTCAAGCAAACGATCTATTAGCCATTTATGTGCATTGTGTGAAAAATACTCTGAAGATAAAACATCATATACGCCTTTAAGAAAAGGCTTGTCGTTCATTAACGATGAGATCAAGTGTCGTTGAAAACTGATCCCATACCCATCTAGTGATTTTACCATAACCTACTTTTTAAAGTTCAATAACCATTGTCGCACATCACGCACGAGTATTTCAATATAATCCTTCTGAGCAAAGTTGCAAATTATGGCCTCATTTAATTTTGGAAAAGGGTCTTCTATGATTTGATCAAGATGCTCTTCATGACTTTCATGGATCATCGGATTTATAAGATCCATTACTTTATGCTGTTTCCTAAGCTCAGCTTCCATTAAAACTATTTTTGAGTATAACGGTTTCTCCTGCATTCTTTCTCCGCAGACATCTAAAAGGTCATCTAACGATAGAACCTTGCTTAGAAGCTCTGGAAATAGCTTTGTGACACCTTTTGGCCCCAGTCCTTTTACTCCATCAACATTGTCTGACTTGTCGCCAGTTAATGTTTTAAATAAAATAAAGTTCTCAGGTAAAATGCCGTAGGTGTCTATGATTTTATCTGGAGTGTAGTAAACTTTCTCCATTGGTCTGTACACTTGTATCTTTTCTGATACAATCTGTAGGAAATCTTTGTCTGATGAAACTATCAGAGACTTCTTCTCTAATTTCCTAGCCACATAACTAATAGCATCATCTGCTTCGATACCATTAATTATTACTGTTTTTACTGGAAGGAATTTTAAATACTCAATCAGTCTACGAAGCTGGTCTAATTTTGCCTCATGCTCTTCATCTGCAGAGTGGAAGATAAATTTATTGGTAATCCTGTGAGTTCCTCTCCCTTTTTTGTAAAGAGGTAAGACTCTTTTTTTTCTGTTAGTGGACTCGGCACCATCAAAAAATACGTAAGTCTCTGTTGGTTTATGATTTTTAATCAATCTACCAAGTGAATTCAAAAAACCACCTAGCCCACCAATATGTGCACCTTCAGGATTTAAAGTATTAATTGCAGAGAAATTACGGAAGAATAGGTTCAGCCCATCAATAAGCAAAACCTTTTCCTCCCTTTGACCACCCTCCTTAACTTTATCTAGTAAACTAAGGATGTCTTTCATCTACTCAGGTTCCTTTTCGTAAGTAAGTGCTTTGGAATCTGCTACTTGCTCTTCCTCTATAACATCAAAAGCTTCACCTCCCATAATATCAGCCCACTGCTTAGAAAAATCTAATTTGTACTTCTTAAGGTCTGAATCATTGTCTTTGATAAATCCATGTGGAGTCATAATGAGCTTTCCACGTGTAGTAATACCATTAATGTGATTCTTGTCAATCTGGATGTTTACACGTTTTGCAAACTCTACCTGCTTACCATCTTTGATAGCCTTCAGCTTAGAAGTCCCCGCATTGGTAATGTTTCCAAAGGTGATCACAAACGTTGAGTCATACCACATTGCTTTACCCCCCTTATTTTCCATTTTAGGTTGGCCCATTGGAGAATCAGGTTTTGCAGCCCACACTTTGTTTATAGCTACAAGAGTGTTGGTGTAGGGGTAAGACTCCTTACGAGATAGTGTAATACGTTGATTAATGTTGTTACCAAACTGTGTAGACATAGCACCAGCATTCCACTCGTTGTTGTTTTTGTTAGAAGTGATTGAAAGCTCACAAGGAACTGAACCAATACTGTCCCAGAAAAACATCAAGTCGTAGGGCAGCTCACCATTTTTTTGATCATCAAGCATCGATCCGATAAATGCAGAGACATCCTCAATAGAGTTTAAAGTCTCACGATCAGCATAAATAAAGAACCCTTCATAATCAACAATCTCTCCAGTCTCCTCATCAACAACTTCATTTACTTCGAAGCCCATGTCAAGAGCATGCTGCCAATTCCACTTCATCTCTGTAATAATGAATACAGGAAGTATGCCCCTTTTCTGTGCAGACACAGCTGCTTCAATCATCGCTGTAGTCTTTCCGGTATCAGAGTGACCACGAAGAAGTACAATGTGACCTGTAGGTATGCCAGGTATAGATGTTACCTGTGAAAAAGCATCAGATAACGGTACCCATTTCTGTTCTTTAAATTTAGATAAGGTTGATATTCCCTTTTTCTCACGATACTTGGAAAGCGAGAAACTTTGCTTCTGTGCTGCAACGGCAGCTTCTGTTAATGATTTCTTTGCCATAACTTAAAACGGTAAATCTCCAAACGGATCCTCTTCAACTTTTACTTCTTCCTTTACTTCTTCAGTAGTCTCTACTTCAGGAGCTGAATTGTGTACAGCAGTGTAATCTCTGCCAGTATCTTCTTGCTTAGGCTCTTCAGTTTTCTTTTCTGAATAAGGCTCTAATACTTGATAAAGTATAGTCTGTAATTCGTTGAACTCTTTTTTGCTAAACTGATCTACCAGTTTTGGATGACTATCTTTATTCATTAAGCTTTCAACTGCAGAGGCATCGTCAGATAACGGCTTCACCATACCTAGTTCAAATTTGGTCTGCTTGTAGCTGCCCATATCTTCGATCCAAACTTTCATGTCTCTACCGTTTACAGGATCATAAATCAAATGCCCGTCCTTTTCCATATTATCTAAAATGGATTGTAGTAACTTTTCTGTTACACCCCAGTACTTAATACCTTGTGCCTCTTGGTTTCTAATAATCACGGGTAAATAGTATTTACTTTGTGATCGTAGTTTGTACAGAAGTTTACTTTTTATTTCTGGGTTCATGTTTTTATACTCCTCAGAATTTTCTGTCGTAAACATTTCTGCAAACATTTCTATAGGATCTGATTCCCCATAGCATGAGGGAGATAAAACATTGATATTGTAATTTCTATCCCCTACTTTTTCAGTAACTCCTAAGTTAAAGTAAAACTTAAGCTCCTGAATAGGAATTTCTCCATCAGCAGTAGGAACTATTCTTACTATCTGTGGTTGATTCAGTTTTGCTTTGAATAAAGCTTTATCTGATGATTTCTGTAATTGATTGGGTTGCTTAGTAAACTTGCCTCGTAGGGCGTTAAGCTTTGCTCTCTGAGCATTTGCGTCAAAACTATTCATTGTAACAAAATTTAATTAAAACTATTTTTATAAAACTTTTTATTAATCTAACTGTATAATCTTATGTATTTTAGTATCTAGTTGTTTTAAGGTATTGTGCTGTGTCAACAGTATGCAGTTTCTGTAATGTATCCAGTCGATTTTGAAGCTTGTGTCTACAACACCTCCGTTTAATTTTTTAATCAATTCATTTAATGCGTTGATAGTATACAGTGTATTAGACTCTTTTTTTCTGTGTAGTAGAATAGTATTTTCTGGAATACTGTCCACATTACCGCTGTCTACATTGTAGGTGAGCACATACTCTTCCGAGTCAACAATTTGTAACACAAAAATTTTATTGTACTGTATAGTGTAATTACTTTTAACACTTTCTACAAGATTGTCTAATTCCTCAAGTGTAGTGAATGTCGCAAATAACCTTTTGTTAATTTTTCCTTCCATTGATATTATGTCGTAAACACTGTTGAAATCGTAACTTAAGTGTTTATTATAAATATCGTTTGGATTATCTAAAGTTATAATCATAACCGCTCTTAATACTGGTGTTTAAACCTTTGTTTTTAAATACTTTTTGTATTTCTGCAAGGTGATTTTCCTCCCCTTTCTTAACATCTAACAAAAAACTATCATACACTGTGAGAACCAATTTCGTATAAGATCCTTTCAAGATCTCCTGTATGCTCTCTAATATTTCTACATTGTAGGAACTCTCGGTTGCCTGTAGAAAATAGTTGAATATCTTTTCCTTATTCATTTCTCCAAGGATACTTTTCTCAAATCGATAACCACTTATCGGCTCCTCGAAGTAACCTTTGGATTCATACTCGTTATACAGATCTTCCTGCTTTTTGAGTAATAATTTAAAATAACTTAAATCTTTGTACTTTGCAAATACACGCCCATAAAATTGTTGAAATGTTATCTCTTTTGCCTTTTCTCTACTCACACCATACATGTTTGCAAAACTTTGGTGGACATCTGCATCATCAAACTTATACCCAATAAGGTGTGATACTAGCACAGGATGGTAGGCTTTCACATCAAACTCTACAAAATAATCGTTCGTAGGAACGAATGCGGAGCGTTCTCCTGTCTTTTTATTTAGAGCAGCATAGTTGACACCACCATGCTTGTTAGAGGGCCTTGTAGTGGTTGTATTTAGGTTATACTGAGGGTATACAACGGGTTTATCTCTATGGTAAAAATGTTTGAAGAATAATTCGGTATTGATCCCGATACCGGACCTCTCGATGTTGTAGTATACCACTGAAACTCTTTTGTTAAAGAAGTCTGCATATTTCTGATTGTTATATTTGAAACTATTTGTTAAGTTCTTGTAATCTTCCTGAAAGGCTTCGTAATGCTTAACAATTGGAATGATCCTGTTGATGTCCTTAAGCTTCGGGAAACGCCTCTTAAAAATTTTATGAGTCTGCGTCTGGGCTTTATCGAAACCTCCAGGAGGAACACAACAAGAATAAAGATTGGTAAGATTAAAATAATGGTAAGCAGATTTAAGATCGCTTGTGTAGAGAATGTTGTAACCTGATAAAATGTTGATGACCTCATTGTAAGAAACATTTAACGTATCTGTGTGTGCAATCGGTATTACATAGCCTTTTGTCGATTCTTTTGGACGCAAATAAACAGCACAAACACTATTCTCAGCAGGGTGTAACTTATCATCACATGGTAGTACATCCACATATGCCTCTTTGTAACTGCTATTTGATAACCTTTTTAACTGGTCTTTGCTCTCTACTAACCAATACATGTAAAACCTATTTACATATAATATACAGGTTACTTGTAGTATTGCAAATAGTTGTCCCTAAATATTTTTCTAAATCCTGGAAGCTTTTGATCTATTTCAGTTTGGTGTACTATCTGTTTGTTTACAGAATAGACTTGTGATTTATCTCCTGAGATTTGCCAAGGCAAAGAAATAGGTATGTAAAGCTGCCACTGTATACCACTGTCCTGTTTCTGTAAATTATCAAAGTCCTTTTTTGAAATCTCGAAATAGATATTTTGATTTGATCTTTTTGTAAAATATCTTTGAAACTCCCCTACTTGATAATCCTTGTCTGTAGGTTTTGTCTGAAATCTAGTAGGAGCTGTTCCCGGAGTCTGACTTGTTATATCGCTGTTAAAATCTGTAATCCAGGCTGATGAATTATCGAAAGGTCCTGGTTCTTCTGTTGATTCATTGTCAAGCACATTCAAAGATACTGTTGGTCCATCTGTTGGATTTTTACCAGTAAAAACTCTGCCTCTTGAATCTTTCCAATAGAAGCCCTTGTACTCTTGACCATCATCTGATCTTGTGTACTCACCTCCATTGGTGAACTGGTT